AAATAGTACCGTGTTCCCGATGCCCGCATCGTTACCCGTCGCGGGAATTTGTCCATTTCCCGAATCTTGGCGAGGACATATTTGATTTCCCGCGAATTGGTGAAGAACTTGCGTGCATCGCGGTCGTGATCGTCCCGATTCATCTTGATCTTGACGAGCGTCCGATTCTCTCCGAACTTCGTTTTCACTCCCTCGATGTAGTCGCAGACCCAAAAGGTGAGGTTTATCAACTTCTGCTGCGTCGTTTCGGGGCAGTTGAAATGCTTGTTGGTTTCATCGGCGGGGGTTTTCAGGAAATCCAGCGAGCCGTCATCCTCCATCGGATTGTGGTTATTCTCCATTGTCGTAGCGTTTAATTATTGGCCGAGCGTGTTTTCTGTGGCGTTATGCGGGGATAAAGCAAAGGCGAGACCCGATATACGCAAACGCATGCGAGGGCGCGTTAGCCGAAGTCGCAAACGCAAAACCGGCAAGCGAGCCGTCATCCGCAGCACCGCCGAACAGGACACCGCGCAATGCTTCGGTCGTCGGAATGTTAGTGTAATGGTAATCGCAGAAATAGGTCGAAGAACCGCCTCCTACGACGGAGGGCATGATCTCTCCTCCCTCGCCGAAAATCACCTCTTTGACATATCCCTCTGCGCGGGCCTCGTTGCCTACATGAGCGTAGCCGTCGTAGCCGCTATCCGAAAATTTGGCCGGATCGGTGCAGACGAATACCTTGCTTAATCCGTCGCCGCTGTTATCCTCGGTCGGGCTGATACGGATGTTGATACCGTCCGTCCATTGCCAAATATGGCCGAAAGGATTCTCGACACCTCGATAGCGCGGAACCATGACCGTGCATCGGGTCGATCCGTCCTCATTGATGACGGGGTATGCGACCTCGCCCGTGCCGTTTCCGAGTTCGTCGGTATGGCCGCACGGCACGAACGGATAAGAGCCGTTGAACCCGCCCCAATCGGACATGTTTGTTACACCTGCTCCGAGGCCGCCCTGCGCATAACCGTTGCTGTCCTTTTCCGCATTGAATGCCGCCTGCGAGTTGAGCGTGGCATATTCGATGGCGAAGAGCCAATACAGTTCTTTTTGGATGTCGTAGGTCATGCAGTTCCATTCCGTCGAACCGGACTTGCGTTTGCGGGCGTAATTGCGGAAATTGGTACGGGAGATACCCGTCGCCGGGCGTCCGAGGAACGTGCGATAGGTTCCGTCATACGCCGTATTGTTGTTGCCGCCTCGGTAGTCGGCATCCATATTCACGACCGAGCAGAGGGTCGTCGTGCTGCGCTGTATGGTAGCCTGATACGCCGAAACGTATCTATTCCCTGGGACGAGACGATAGCCGGGGAGAGGGTACTCGCTGATGCGTACCCGCCGCTTCGTGCCGTCAGTCTCGAATTTGCGGTAGTGCATGGGAAGTTCGACCATGACCTGACCCCGCGAGCCGTCGCGCGTCTGTCCCGTCCAATTTGCCGGATTGAGATATTCCACGACCTCGCCGTCGTCGTTGAGCAGGCAGCCTTTCATCCGGTTGTGGATCGGCAGGCTCTTGTGCAGGGAGAGATTGCCGATACGGGTGCAGGCAGGCGAGGATACAGCGGTGTCGAACTCGATGCCGTAGCTGCATTCCTCCTCCATGTAAGGCAGGAGCGTTGCGAGCGCGGCCTTTTTGCTCTCGCCGTCCTCCAATACCTCGCAAATGAGGTTGAACGGGTTGGTTCCCGATACATCGGGCAAGTCGCTCAATCGCTTGCCATTCTGAAAAGCCTCGATAATCTGTTCGAGGATTGCTTCTTGTTCTGCTGTCATAGCTATTTGTCGTTTAAGAATTTGAAAACCGTTTTTCCTTTCGATGCGATGAACATCACCGACGATGCGGTATTCAGC